ATCCCGACTCGGGAACTGCAAAAAAGTTAAAAAATAGGAGTTTTTTAATGACCTTTGCAGAATTACAAAGCCTTGTATCCTATTGGTTAGATGACCTTAACTTCGGCTATTTTACCCAAACGCAGGTAAAAGTTTGGTTAAACGAAGCTCAAAAAGAAGTTCAAAAAAAGCTTATCAAGGCAGGCCAAAACTATTACACCGATTTTGTACAAACCACGACAGTGCAAAACCAGGCTTACTACGTATTGCCTTCAGACTTCAAAAAACTTAACCGACTTGAGATCATAACCGGCGGCACCGTACCCAATGAATCAGTGCAATCGTTAACGCCAATGACGATTAACCAACAAGATCTTATCTCGCGCGGTACTGGGCAGCCGATTTACTATTTTATTCAAAAAGATCAACTTGTGCTTTTCCCAACGCCCGACACCGCTCAAACACTGCGACTTTACTACTCGTATATGGTTTCAGATATGACCCTGGATAACGACACTCCTGATGTGCCGGAGTCATATCACCAACTTATTGCCTTATACGCTTGCCAAGATGGGTTTTTGAAGGATGGGCGCGCAAACGAATTACTGGTTAAAAAAATCGGTGAGTTTGAGCGCGATATGGATATGGACTCAACCGATCGACAACAAGACACGGTGAGAGAAATAGTTTTAACGGGTGATTCAGTTTCTAACTATAACGGAATTATGTGGTGACCTAAATGGCATATGAGCAAACACATAACGAAAGTTACCAATTACTAGGCGGGATAAATACAAAAGTATCTCCCTATGAACAGCCCAACCATGAGTTTAGGGACTTAGTAAATGTTAACTTTCAAACCCCCAACGCGCTAACAAAACGCGCAGGCACTACGCTTTATGTGGGTGCAACGGTGCAAGGTCGAATCACCGGACTTTATGAGTTCACACGATTAAGTGGGGCAAGTTATTTAGTCGCTACCGCAAATACTAACGCATACACAGTAAATCAAACTTCATACACCGCTTTTAAAACTGGATTAGCGAATGGAGCAATATTTGATTTTGTTACATTTGTTGATCGGATGTTTGCATGCAATGGTCAGGATTTTTTTAAGTTCGATGGCACTAATGCTTACAACTATTCGTTACCTGCGGGTATTACGGGCGCGTTCAGTGTGGTCGCGGCTAGCGGCGGATCTCTTACTTCTGGCGTTACTGCCACTTTTTTATGCAGCTATGGTTATATTAATGAGTCAGGCAGTTATGGTGCTAATTCAAATACTATCACCGTAACCATAAACGGCACATCACAAAATTCAATTACCTATAACGGAATTACAACGCCAACCGGGTTTGGTATTACCGCTATCGCTTTATACCGCTCTAGCAACGGCGGTGTAGATCAGTTTTTTACTACGATGGCCCCCGCTGGAACGACTACCGTTACCGATACCGGGTTTCCACTAACCACACGCCTAGAAAATGACAGTTTATATTTTACGATGGCACCAAAATACCTTGAAATTTACAATAATCAGCTATTTATGGCTGGTTTTTCAAGCGTTCCGTCCACTGTTTATTGGAGCGATATCGGTGAGCCTGAAAATGTAGACCCAACTTTTTTCGCTGAGTTTAGAACAAACGACGGCGATATGGTTACCGGGATGAAGTCATACTCTGGTAGTTTGGTTGTAACCAAAAAGAAAAGCTTTCATCGTATAACGGGCGGTGTGCCAGATAATTTTGCAATTCAAGAGATATCGGATCAATACGGGTGTTTGAGTAATAAAACGCTTGTACAGTGGGAGGATTACCTTTGGTTTTTAGATGACAAAGGTATAGTGCAATACAACGGCGCAAACATTGAAGTGATATCGCAAAAGATTCAACCAATTATTGACTCGATGAATATCGATGCGGCTATTAACAATGCAGTTGGGTTATTCAACCGCAGTCAAAACGAATTGTGGTTTGCGATACCAACTAACGGCGCGACAATGAATAACACGATTCTAGTATACGACACGATTGTGAAGGCGTGGACGAAATACGAGGGAATAAATATTTCAACGCTAGCTTATGCCAGGGGCCAATTATCTAAAAGCACCCCGTTTGTCGGTGGGTATACTGGTAATATTTTTAACTTTGATTCTACTTTGTATGGCGACAATGGAAACGCGATTACCTGCCTAATTAAAACACACTACCTATCGGCAAGAAACCAAACGAATGAAAGCCAATACCGAAGATTTTATTTAGACGTTGACCCTATTATTGGAACTACTCAACCAATTAACGTGGATTTTTCTGTAAACTACGGAGCTAGCATAAACGCATCTCGCACTATGTACCAAAACCCATTTCAGTCACGGGTTGATTTTGGAATTCCAGCTAGGAGTATTCAAGCTAGCATCTCGCATGTATCGGCAAGTTTACCCATTAAGGTTAACGGCTTTGCATTTACATCGCGCTTCCAGAGGGGGTCTTAATGAAGGTTATAGGCCCACAAGATATCTCAAACGTTTCATCTTGGGAGCAATTAAGGAATTTTAGCTCGCGGTCATTTCAAGCTATTTTAGAGGCTGTAAATGGGCAAATTTCATTTACCGAAAATGTAGATTGTTCTTATCAAAGCGTCCAGTTTAGTGCGGCTAACACTTCGGTGGCAGTAAAGCACAATCTTGGCAGAATAGCGGCTAACTATATTGTGGCCGGTAAGAGTGCGGATATCACGGTGTTTGACTCTGGGACTGCAAACGAGGAAAATGTGCTTTATGTTCAAGCTAGTGGTGCGGGTACTGTTAGATTATTAATTTTTTGAGAGGTTAAGACATGGGAATATTTAGCAGTATAGGTAATGCGGTAAAATCGGTAGCCGGGTACTCGGTGCCCGGTTTAGCTATTGGCGCGGTCACTGGCACTGGCCCAGTATTCGGCGGCGATAAGGGACCACAACAGGACCCGATGGCAGCGGCTAGGGCTAGCTATGTGGGTAAGTTAGAAGAGCGACGGAAGCAGTTACAAGATAACCTAGACAAATATAATAAAGAGATGCCCGGTATGCGTGAGCGCATGGTGGGTGCCGTAGGCGATGAAGAGCGGTCGCAAGCTGACACGAATATTAAAAACATTAGAAAAGACGCCACGCAAAGAGGGCTTTTGTACTCAGGCTTAAGGGAAGGCCAAGAGGCCGGGGCCGTTGGCGGCGCAAATAAGCGCATAGCTGGCAAAACCATGGGTATTAACCAAGATCTTGAGGACCGAAGGCTTGCACTTCAGGACATGGTTACCGGCGCTGGCCTTGATAAGGCCGCAGCGGAAGCGGGTATTGCAGGACAAAACTACGAGAGTGATCTCGGTAAATCTTTAGAAAAACGCAGGCAGATGAGTTCGATTATGGGTGCGGGTGGGGCGTTAGGTGGGGCCGCTCTTGGGAGTATGGCCTCATCAGGCGGGTCAAGCGGCGGGGGTCAACAAGCGCAGGTAGCACCACAACAAAACTATGTGCAAAAGGGGCAAGCGTATAATTATCAACCGCAAAGCCAAAAAAATTATAGCGGGTACGCTTAGGAGATATTATGGGTGTATTACAAACTTTATTTGGCAGCACAAAAGATATGCCCGGTTATCAGCAAACGGGTATTGATCAACCGACTCAAGATTCAATCGGTCAACAAGAGGCACAGGCTAAAAAATCAGTAGAGGACTTACGCGCCGAAAAGCTAGTGGGCACATCAACCGCTGAGCAAAGAGCTGCGCCAATTAAACAACTATCGTCATTCAATAGTCAATTAGGCATGGCTAGCCCAATGCAATTAAATGAGGCCATGGTTAGACGCCAAGAGCGCAGCTATGGGTCAGAATTAGAGCGCTTAAAGCGGTTGTCTGAGCCTGAAGCGTTTACGCAAAAAGCTAAAGCTATTAACGTCGCCGCTCAATCTAATAAGCGCAGGTCACAAATTGAAATGGAAGTCGCCGAAGGTATGCGAAATGCGGACGCTCAAAAGAAAAAGGCTCGCAACGATATGATTTCGTCAATGCTGGGTGCGGTTGGCACCGTGGGCGGCGCGATACTAGGCGGCCCAATGGGTGCGCAGGCGGGTAATCAAGCGGGTCAAGCGGCTGGCGGCGTGGCCGCAGGGAGTAAATAATATGGCAGATTTAGGTTTATTATCGGGTGTAGCAGAAGGGCTAAAACAGGGCCTTGGCTCTTACATGCAAGTGAAACAAGCTAATGATCAATCCCGGCAAGCCGCCGAGGATGCCGCACTAAAAAAGCGCATGTTTGATCAACAAATAACGCAAAAGTCGGATGAGTTTGAATATCAAAAAACAAAAGATCAGAGCGATTTAGAGCGGCAATATAAAACAAGTGGTTTTAGAAAAGATGAAAGCGGCGAATGGGTGCCAGATTATGGTTTTTTAAAAGCAAAATCTGATGGCGATCCAATGAAGCAAATGCTTCAACAAATTCAAATGAAAAAGGGCTTACTTGATATTAACGAGGGACAAGAAAAAGCCAAAAGAGAGGTTTTATCTAAACGTGTTTCTGGTCTTAGACCACAAGAGGGTATGGCCCCAAATGATAAGGATATTGAGGCGGTAAAAACCGCACAAATATCAAGAGATTCGATGCTTTCATCTATTAATAAACTCAAAGAGTTAAACAAACAATCCGGCGGCGCGGAACTAATGCCGGGGCCACTAAAAGATGCAATTAACCGGGAAAGAAAAAACGTAATTCTGCAAAAGAAAAATATTGAGGGTTTAGGACAATTATCTGAAAGTGATATTGGACTGGCCGACGCAGTTATGGGTGTAGATCCAACGGCGTTTTCTGCAAGAAACGTATTAGGTGCAATTAGCGGCGGCCTAATTGGGACAAACGAAAAGGATGTGGGCGGCGGTCTTGCTGAGGCAGAAAAAGCTGTGGGGGATCAATATTCAAACATAATTAAATCACGCGGGTTTGAGCCCGATGTGGTTCAATCCGCACCAGTAAAAACAGCGGAACATAAACAAGCGTTAAACTGGGCGTTATCTAACCCAACCGACCCACGGGCAAAGAGGATTTTACAATTAAACCAAGGTGCAATAGGGACGAAATTTTAATATGGCATTTAATCCCGATGAGTATCTGCAAAAAGTTGACCCACCTAAAGCGGCGTTTAACCCCGATGCATACCTAGCTGCGGTTGACGATAGCCCTCCCGCACCCGAGGACGAGGGTTTAATTGGTAATATTCAAAGTTCCGCAGAATCGGGGCTCATGAAACTTGGTGAAATTACCAAGCCCATCATGGAACCCTATGAAAAATATGTATCGGGTCCAATTAGAGCGGGAATAAAAAGCGTTGCAGATTTATCGCCGATTGAAATGATATCTCCCGTTAATGTGGCAGGAAAAATGGTCGCAGGCGCTTATAACCAATTTGGAAAAGAGGGGGCACCTTCCGGTAAAGATATCATAAACGCACTTCCAGTCGGTGGGCTAATACCAGAAACACCGTTGAGTGAAATAATACCGGGCGCTTTTTCCGAGACTGGCACCGGGGCACTACTTAAAAAAGGCGGGGCACTTGATGTAACTCCAAAGGGTGTGGCGGGCGGTCTTTTAGAGGCCGGATTAGACCCACTATCCTATGTGTCCGGCGCAGGGGCATCTAAATTCTTAAAGAGCAAAATAGCCGGGACCGCCGCAAAAGCCGCAGACGCCGTTCCGGGGCAAGCTATATTAGGGGCGGAAAAAGCGGCCGCTGCGGTGCCTGAACGCTCTTTATTGGGTGCAGGAAAAGAAGCGGCTCAAATTGAATTATCTCAAATGCCCGATGAAATTGTAAGAAACGCAGACTTTGCGGTGCCTAAAGATATTTTATCTAAAGAGGCTAAAAGCCTTGGCGACCTAAACAAAAAAGCCGCCGAACTAGAGGCCGCTGGCCTAGTTGAAGAGCGCCCAGTTTATGGCGCTGTAAAACAATCCGAAAAAGAGCTAGCGGATATCGGCGTTAAGTTAGAGCCATTACAAGAGGCGATGTTAAAAGACGAATCTAAAGAGGCTGTAATGCGCGCCCTAAAACAATTGCCACAAGAGGGCGGCGCGATTGAATCACTTAAAAAAATTGAAAACGCACAAAGAGGGCAAATTGTAAAAAACATTAAGAGCATTTCACAAAAGCAAGCGGGTCGTGGTTTTGTGGAGAAAGAGGCGATTGGAAAAGAGTTAATGAAAAACTCTGATGAGCTATATAACGCCACAAAAAAAGAACTTGGGCCAATCTTTGAGGCTTATAAAGATATTTCATTAAACCCACAATCGATCGCAGCGACAATGCGGCAACGTATAGTGTCCGAAATTCCAGACCTTGCAAGCCACGTTAAATTAGATAAAAAAAATGGATTTATAAAGCTAAGGCCATACGATATGGCCATGGGTTTATCAAAACAGGAATACTCTGTTATTAACGATGCCCTTGGCGCTCTAAATAAAAAGGGATTAAAATTTAAAGATATACAGCGAGTAAGAGAGGCAATGCGCCTTGAAATGGACCCACTTAATTATGGGGCCTACCGAAACGCAGAAGCAATAAGAAAATCTATGCTAGGTGGCCTAGAGGACCTTGTGGCAGAATCTACTGGCAATGGCGGCGTTAGGGAAACATTTCAAAAGTACCGTGTTAACGAGGAAAAACTAAGCAACATTGAAGAGTTTTTAGGTGGGAGTATTGACCCAAAAGCACCCGCCAATAGCCGGGCAAGATCGGATAGGATTGTCGATACCGTATTTTCAAGCCCGGAAGCTATAGAACAAGCGGCCGAATATTTTGGCCCACCTAAAGTTAAGCAATTATCCGGCGACTACGTTAACCAAATGATAAAAACCGCGACCGATGAAAAGGGTAATTTTAGCGCCAATAAATTTGCGACTATGTGGCGGCAAAAGCGGCCATTACTAGCTAAGGTAATGGACACTAAAGACGTTAAAAAAATTGATTCATCTATTGTTTTTATGAAGGGCGTGACCGACCTGGCCCCATTTAACCCATCTGGTACAGCGCCTACGCGGGCAATATATGAGGCATTAACTGAACCGACTAAAATACCCGGTAAGATAATTGGCGCTATCCCTCAATACATGGAAAATCGCCAAATGCAAAAAATGCTAGAGTCAATTCAGGGCGGTTTAATAAATGACAAAAAAGGACTATCGCCATTACAAAAACTTGGGACTGGTATAGCCGAAAAAGCGGGGCCGATTAAAGGTGGATTGATTACCGGTGGCCTAATTAACCGTGAAGAGAGTAGGCGTAAAAAATGAATGAGTTTTCAAACATGGAAAATTCGGGTTTACTAAAAGACGATTATCAAGAGTCGGCGAGTGAGGCGCTTAAAAGACGATTGGCTAAGGTTAAAGAAAAAAATGAGGGGTTTGGGTCCAATGAAGATACAAAAAATCGAGGCCTTATTAGTTCTGATTAGCATTGCCTCAACCGTTATAGGATTGACGGTGTGGTTAGCCAATGTGGCATTTAAGACGGATGCCAACGGGCGCGTTATCGAAAAACTAGAAATCAAACAACTAGTATTGGATGGAATACAAAACGACCTTACACTGCTAAAGTATAAGTTAGAGCAAATTGACAAAAAATTAGGAGATATAAAAAATGGAACCCACTAAACCCACTTACTTATCTAAAACATTATTTTTAAACTTATTAAGCGCTGCATTTGCATACTTATACCCCCCCGCAAATGACTGGGTTAATGCGCACCCTGATATGGTAGTTGGATTTTTTACCATGTTAAATATTGTTTTAAGATTTTTTACCAAAGACAAATTGACTATCTGGTAATTTATGGGGTCATTTTTTGCCGTTATAAAACTAATCTTAAAGATACTTTCAATTATCGATACAATTGAAGAGACACGGCGTCTTGATTGGATTAACAATTTAAATGGCACGTTTGATAACTTAAAAAAGGCTAAAACAAGTGAAGAAAAATCTAAGGTTGCTTCTGATCTCAGTAAGCTTATTAGGGGTATGTAGCTGCAAAAATGGCCCTAAAGTTACCGTTTGTATTAGCGACCCTGCGGCGTTTGGCATGTGGTGCTCTAATGGCGATGACTTAAGCAAAGAAACCAAAGACAAAATGGCGAAGGCTTTTGAGGGCCGGAAAAAATCTACTTATATCCCGTATGTTGACGCGGTTATAGAAGAGGTTAAGGCGACTGGATCCTTTTTACCATTTGAGCAATCAGACAATTTTGTTTGTTTTAATCCCGATGACGCTAGAAAATTATTTGAATACTGCAAGTTGAAGTGATGCCATGGACAACTACCGCCTTTACCTACGCCTAGAGGGTTTACCACAACGCATAAATCAGAATGGGCGTAAGCACTGGGCTGTAAAAGCCAAAGAGGCGCGCTTCTGGCGTAGTTTGGTTGAGAGTAAAGTCACACTGTCAATGCGCCCTAAATACCCCCTAAAACAAGCCAAATTGAAGGTTACAAGGCATTCCAGTAATTGCCCCGACTTCGATGGGCTTGTGTCTAGCTTTAAGCATGTAATTGACGGCCTTATGGACGCGAGCGTGATTGAGGATGATAACTTTGGTGTAATTGGCATGCCAGAATTTTGTTGGGTTAAGGCGGCTAGAGGTGCAGGGTTTATTGAAATTGAGGTTTGGGGACTCCCGCCATAGCTGTGGGGCTACAGCGGGAGTTGAACCTAACTGAGAAGGACGATCAACACCCGTATTCAATGCTACATGAAATTTTTGAGGGTGCAATGGGAGTTATCAGCGCGGACAAAGAGGCGGCTAAGTTTGGTTGTAAATTTAGTTATGAGAAAAAAAAACAAAGTGAATACATGCGGGTAACGCTTACCGGTCCAAAAGATTATCGCGCGGTTAAGATAGCACGATGCGATAAAAGCTTAGACTCTGTCAAAGAGGGTTTATTGATTCAGTTTTTAATGAAGTTTGAGCTAGGCCATTTGTACGGCACGGAAAAGCGGGATTGCACGAGTAATCTTTTTAAAATTAAACTTTCAAAATTAGAAAAAGCTAGTGACAACTTAGCCTGATTAAAACTCGGTATAAAAACCACGCTAAAATTCTATCGTCACTAGCCCATTAGCTTACGCTAAAACTTTTGCTCATCCTGCCAGTCGGCAAAACTGCATGACTGCACTAAATTACAAAGCTCATCATATTGCAAGCGGGATAAAAGCTTTAAGCTTTCAACCTGCCATTTTGCCATGGCGACTGCGTGAAATTGCTCATCAGTCCACGCCATAGTCTTGCCCATGGCCCATAGGCGCTTTAACTGGGCATCGGATAAGGTCCTAACCCCCGCCGGTGGGGTAAATGCCGGCCTGGGCGCTTGTGCGGGTTGAGGTGGGTTAATTCTTTGTGGTTGTGGTGCGGGTGCGGGCTCAGACCGCTGATGGGTCGCCAAATTCGCATCGTCATCCGTTTCATAGACCCCGGTGATTGCCGTAAGCGAATACCTGCGCCCATAAGAAATCGCGCTGCCATAGCTTTGTGGGTCGGCCTTGACTGGCTTTAAAAGTAATGAGCTAGAAATCCATTGACCCGATGAGTGCCCTAAAATGGTTTTAATCATTACACCCGTTTCGGTGTTTTCGAGAGTCTGGATTACACATAGGTTATTTAACGCCAATGGCGCTCTAATGGCATCCCAAACCGCTTCTAAATCGGCATAACTTGAGTTAAAAAACGGGTTATTTGAGTTGGTTTTAGCGCCTTTTAGGGTTGATTGCATGGCGCTAACTGCGGCAAAAAGCTTATCTACTGCGGGTGATTGGTTTTCCATGCGGGGGTATTATATTGGGTATGAGGTAAATGCAAGTGAACAAGAGTTAAACAGTGTAAATTAAATATACAGGATTTAACAATGTTAACTGTGTTTTGATTATCTTTTTTCAGGCACCTGTTTTGCAGTATTTGTTAGGTATGAAAAACACTATTTGGATTGTAATTTTCATGATCTTTGGAACTGACTGGGCCTATGCTAATGAGTATGTGCCGGGTTATCAGCGCAGCGATGGCACCTATGTGCAGGGGTATTATAGGACCACTGCGGACACTCGCCAGGATAACAATTACGGGTATCAAAACAACCCTAACCCGTATCAACCAACTACTTATAACCAAGATCCGCACAACCTGCCATTTAAGCGCCCAGATAATAATAGATAATCAACACTGTTAATTAAAATTAAAAACCCCGCCAATCTTGTCTTTTTTTTTGACAGGTCTGGCGGGGTAAATTAAAAGCCTTCTTACGGTACAAATGTGAGAGGCTTGACAGTTATAGTAAAGTACACCTCACATTTCAACAAAATTATAGTGGGGTTCTTATGGCTAGAGTCAACGTAGAAGAGTCTGCAATAGCGATTGCAGCACTCATGGCAACTAACTTGGGAGTCTGTAAAGATACTCTCTTGGGATGCTTAGTTACACTTTGGAGTGTCACTCAAAACGCACAACTAACTAGTGCAAGCGCTAAAACTATCGGCAGTTTCTTTAAGTCTTTAGATGAAAAGCACCCCTTAATCGACTTACTTAGTGAGTTAGAACAGCACCAAATTATCAATAAATTAGATAACGGCAATTACGAAATCATTGGTAATAACAAACACATACAGAAATATCTTGAACTGAAAGCGCTAGCCAAGAAGGGGGGTCGAGCGGCCGCTTCAAGCGCACGCTTCAAGCGTACGGTGCAAGCGCACGCTTCAAATGAAGTTCAAGCGCCCGCTACAGCCCAATGCAATGCAGTTCAATTCAATGCAGTTCAATTCAATTCAATACAAAACAAAACAAAAGAAAAAGAAGAAAAGAATAATACTACCGCGATCGCTTCTCAAAAAGAGAGAAGCTTATCGCTTGTTAGCGTTTTAGATATTGAAACTTTAGCTAGCGAGAAAAAACTAAGGGATGCTTGGATAAACCGAGTTGATTTACAGTTTGTTGAAACCGAAGAGGCTAAGATGCTTACTTGGATATTTGCAAACCCAAAGCGTAAACCCACCCGGAGAGGGTTTCCAAGATTTTATAACTCATGGCTAGAACGCGGGTTTGATCGCCATAGGAAGTCCGTTCCGGCAAATTCGACTGCAAACCACATAACGGCCGAGGATATCGACGAGGTGAAATTTGGATAGCTTAGATTTTAACCGACAAATTGACCGCTTGGACGAACAATGGCCGAACACTTTTCAAAAGCAACGCAGGCTTTTAGTTTGGAATGAAATAAAAAACAAAAGCGCTGTGGGCCTGCAAATGGTTGTGGATGATATTTTGAAAAGCGAAAAGTATGCCCCACTCCCTTCGGTGCTAATTGAAAAAATGCGTAGGTTCAGAACGCCCGAGGAAGTTACAAGTTTTGGGTGCCAGCTTTGCAATGGGTCGTGGTGGATTTCGCACGACAAAGAAAACACAGCGGCTAGGTGCCCGTGTATTGGCGGCCCCGAGAGTTTACTGCGCATGATGGAACAAGTTCCGGATAAAAGCCCCCGCCACGCCGAAGTGTTAGCCGCGATCAGAAGAGATATTGAAAACGGGTATTACGAAAATATTATTAAAAAACGCAGGATCCAGTTAGTCTTAGAAAAGCAAGCGATGTAAACTCGGTCTTGGGGGGTCGGTGGAATTTGATCAGGTTGTGATTTGTTTTGTAGCGGTTGTGTTGTTAGTAATTTACTGGGGGTTTGATTGAGCGAAAACGAGTGCAAAATTTGCGAGGGCAAAAAAGAAGTTAAAAACCCGGTGGACGGGAAAACGGTAATTTGCTTTGGGTGTATTCCGCAGGTTGAATGGGATAAGTTTTATGCCTCAAGGGATGTTTACAGGGATAAATTAGAAGAACAAACCAGGCGTGACGATTTGGAGTATTCATGGTTACAAAACCTAAATTATTAGAATCAAAAGAAGAAAAGCTTTTAAGGTTTCATGGCCGTCAAAAAGTTTTAATTCAAATAATGATGGCTGTGCGGGTTGAGGAAAATAGATGTTGGGCGTGGATTGCCACGCACTATAGTTCTGGATATCCAAGGTTTGTGACGTTTGAGCCTAAGTTTGACGTAAGGGCGCATAGACTGATGTTTGCAATAAGCCACGGTAAGTTAGACTCAAAATTAGTTATTGACCATGTTTGCAAAAACAAACAATGCGTAAACCCCGCGCACATCAGGCAAGTGACTTCATATTTTAACGTCATAGAAAACTCAGACTCAATTCAAGCTAAAAACAAAAGAAAAACCCGTTGCAAATATGGCCATAAATTTAGCAAAACCAATACGGCCTGTTATCCAATGAAAAATGGAAATATCGGTCGATATTGCAAAAAATGCAAAAAAGAGGACTATCTGAAAAAAAAGCGAAATAAAATCTTGCCATTCGCTAGCACCGCCGTATGATCGCGCTATGGGATTTCGGTTAAAATATGTAAACCGCGAAATAGAGCGCACCTATTCGCCGGTTAAAAAAGCAGAAAAAAAATATTATAACTACGAATTAGTTAAAAAGGCCTACGCAAAATGGGCAAGCGCAAGCCCACACTGCCAGTGTTTGCGCCACGGCAATGTGCTCTTTGGCGTTTCTGGGTTATGCGCATACTCGCCGTCATGCAATCGTGACCGCGCATGGTGGGCTTATGTGAAAGCGCGTGAGGGTTACAAGCTTTCGGATGAAGAGTTATTTTTAGTTGGGGTTATCTAAATAAAAGGGGTCGGGTATGAAAATCATTGTCGCTTTAGCCGTTTTAGTTTCCTTAACCGCATGTACACAACAAGAGCCGTCAAAGCCGGATCCATTCCGCGATATCGCTTGTTCGATTGGTAAAACGGTCGGTGCGGTTGTCGCGGTCGGCATCCAAGAGCAACTAGCTTGCAAAAACTTAGCGGCCATTTCTGATTCGATTCAAGATGGCTTGGTTATTATAAAAGTTTGCGACAAAATGCCGAAATTAATTTTAAGCGGCAATCCGGTTTGTATGGGTCTGATGGCCGCCATGGCTAACACAGTTTTTGCGGCCGGTGTTCCCGCCGATTGGCAGTGCGAAGGTGGGCCAAGTAAGCAACGCGCACTTGAGGTAGTTCAAAAGCTTTGCGAAAAGGTAAAATAACCCTAACGCACAGTATCCGCATTACAAACAAGTAAACCGACCGCCAAGATCAAAGTGAGTTTAAGGCCATGCAGGTATTAAAAAATAAAACAAACGCCATGGCACTTGGTTTACTCAAGGCTGGCAGCGTGTGGGCAGGGGTTTGAGCAATGGCAAACTTTGAAACAGCCCTAACACTGGTTTTAAGGCACGAAGGTGGATTTTCGGACCATAACTCGGATAGCGGTGGGGCGACCAATTGGGGTATTTCAATTAAGACCCTGGCTGCGATTCGGGGACTGCAAGTGACTCGAGAGGATGTAAAGAACTTAACGCAGGATGACGCTAGGGCCATTTACCGCATCGCTTATTGGGAACCTTTGAAGCTATCGCAGGTGTCTGCGCAAATGTGCGCCAATGTGATTTTTGATCAGGGTGTGTTGTGTGGGATTGGCACCGCAGCTAAGCGCGCTCAGATAGCGCTCAAACGGCTTAATAAGAATATTACAATAGATGGCAAGATGGGTGTGAATACATTAAACGCGATAAACTCATGCGATCCCATCGATTTTGCGGTTGAGTTTATAATCGAGTCACAAGACTACCTGGCCGATATCGCTATTCACAATAGTACCCAAGTGACTTTCATTAAGGGATGGCTAAGACGAACGCACGACCTTCTTAGGGATATTCTGCAACTTAGATAGGTGCTTAATAAGCTTACCGTCTAGTTTTTCCATGCGGGCAATCAGGCGTTTGTAGTAGGGGTCCCCATTAGTGAGATGACCCTCATAATCGCACTGCCATATTTCAATAGCGTTGAAGAGTAAGCCTATTTCGGCGCGGCTAAGATTAAGTGCAGGCTTTTTAGCCTTTTTCATACCCTAATAATACAACGCTTTGCGTAATTATTAAACAACTCAATAAAGTGCCAATCTTTACAATACTAAGAAAAAATAACAAAATGTTGATAGGCGCGACGGATTGTGCCTAAATAGGTTTATCGTTAATCCTTTAGGTGGGTGTGCGGCTTAGTCAACTTCTACATAACCCTGGACGAGTCCTAGGTTGCGCACCCATTTATACATAAATTGTAAAGAATAATCCGAAAGGAACTCTAAGTGGAAGTCAAATGCCTTTATGATAAGTTAGTAGACCCCAATAAGCTTAAGCCTCACCCTAAAAATAGAAACATACATAGCGAAGAGCAAATACAAAGGCTCGCTAAGATTATTAAATATCAGGGGTGGAGATACCCGGTTAAGGTGTCAAAACAGTCCGGGTTTATCACTTCCGGCCATGGGCGCATTGCCGCTGCAAAAATACTTAAATGCAAAGTGCCAGTAAATATTCAAACCTATGAATCGGATGAGCAAGAATATGCGGACGTGCAATCTGATAACGCAATAGCATCTTGGGCGGAGCTAGATCTAAGTGGCATTAACTCCGACTTGGGTGATTTAGGCCCTGATTTTGACATAGAGCTTTTGGGGTTGAAGGATTTTACTATTGAGGTCGCGGATAAGGACCCAGGATGTGATGAGGATGATGTACCGGATGTCAAAGAGCCTATATCGAAACCAGGCGATTTATATGTGTTGGGTGGACGACACAGATTGCTTTGTGGAGATTCTACTAATATCCAACACGTTGAACTTCTTATGGACGGTCAGAGATCGGATATGGTTTTTACAGATCCGCCTTATGGAATGAATTTGGACACAGATTATTCCAAAATGTCTACAACGTCAAAGGACTATAGAAAAGTAATTGGGGATAATTCTGATTTTGACCCCGGCATTATTTTTGGTGAGTTTGATTACTGTGGTGAGATTTTTTTATGGGGTGCAGACTACTATGCCGAAAGATTAATAGATAAAAATAAAGGCTCTTGGATAGTTTGGGATAAATGCACAGAAAGTGGAATAGATACAGATTGGAGTGGAAAATTTGGTTCTGAGTTTGAGTTATGTTGGTCTAAGTCTAAGCACCAAAGGTCAATAGTAAGAAAATTGACTGCCACTGGATTTTTTGCCAGGGGGGATGAAAAAAAAATACACCCAACTCAGAAGCCAGTTAAATTGGCTGAGTGGTTTATAGAAAAATTTGGAAAAGATAAAAACAATATAGCAGACCTATTCGGAGGCTCAGGTTCCACGCTTATCGCCTGTGAAAAAACAAACAGAAATTGCTTCATGATGGAACTAGACGCTCACTACATTGACGTTATCGTTTCGCGCTACTGCAAGTACACTAAGACAAACAAAGTCATCCGTAACGGCGAAGAGATTGAGTGGGGAGTTGAGTAATGGCACGGCCGCGTAAAAACCCACCACAAAAAGAGGCCGAGCTAGCTAAGCTTGTCGAAAACCTGGCAATGATTCATTGCAATTGGAGAGAAATAGCCGCATCGGTAGGTGAAAAAGACGACTACTTGCAAAAGCGTTTTTCGTCTTTTTATGAAAAAGGCCGTGAGCGCGGAAAAATGACGCTGCGGCGTAAAATGTTTGAAACTGCTTTAGGTGGTAATGTGACCATGCAAATTTGGCTATCTAAACAGTATTTAGGTATGGCCGATAAACAGGAAATCAAACAAACCGAAGTTAAGGCCGAAGTGGTTGAGCATGAAATCGACAAAGCAATTGACGCCCGACTCGAAAGACTTGGACAGGCAAGAGTTTCTAAGAAACCTTTATAAGTCTGACTTGTTTGTATGCGCTAAAGAGCTATGCGGGTTTAGTGAGGCTAATTGGCGTACACATGGCGATATGATCCAGGCACTAGAATCGGATGACGAACGCAAACTAATCGTAATGCCGCGTGGGACCTTTAAATCCAGTATTGGCGTTGTCGCTTACACGATTTGGCGATTGATAAACGACCCCAATTTAAGAATTTTAATCAACTCCGAAGTTTACACTAACTCTAAAAACTGGATCCGCGAGATATCCGGTGTGTTCAAGTCTAAAAAGTTTGTCGATGTGTTCGGTGACTGGGAGGGTAGCCCGTGGTCGGACGGTGAAATCATCGTCAAGGCCAGGACAAAGAATTTAAAAGAGAGTTCTTGCGTGGCAGGTGGGGTGGGAACTGTTAAGACCGGACAACATTATGATTTAATCTTAAATGATGATCTTAATAGCGAAAAAAACTCTGATACTACCGAAGGCCGACAAAAGGTAATTAGGTTTTACCGCATGCAATTTTCGCTTTTAGAACCTGGAAAAACTATGGTAGTTATCGGGACGCGTTATGCGGTGGACGATTGCATAGGGCACATCATGGAACACGAAATTGATCAGGGATTAATTAAATAATGATGCCCGACCAAGAGCGAAAACTTAGGAAAGAAATCAATAAAGAGGCCGCTGATCACGTTCGTAGGAATCGTGTATGCGAAGGTGTTAATGAGATAGACTTTATCTCTGGTGCTAACTTTATGCTTAATTACACCATGGCATTAATGGCCGCACTAAAACAAATAGAAGAGCAGTGTGTTTGGGTTGACCATTGTAAGTGTGAGCCTACCGATCCATGTAAGATCGCTAATGCCGCTCTGGCCGAGGTATGGCTACAAGATAAAAACTTAAAAGGTGTGTTAAATGATTAATTTTAGGGTTGAGCGTGGTTGGTCTTTTGATGGCTATAATATATGGTGGATTGAGCACCGTAATGGAAAAGCCTACATTGCAAAGCCAATAAGCATAGAGTTTACTGAGGTTGAAGAGTGCCATCCATTACCCGAACCCACATTAAAAATAAAAGCGATAGATGCGCAAGAGCTAATTCCTAAAGTAAAAAATGCATTAATGGGGTTTAGTTTTTTGGATAAGAAAGAGCTAGAGTCAACTGAAAAAACGATAAAAGCCATGCAAGATCATATTGATTCACTAAAACAAATTGTGGACAGTTTTACTTGTGCAACGGTTATATAAAATCACTTAAAAGGTGCAAAGTCTTAACTACGGTGTAAAATCTTTGTAGCGCCTAAAGCATGGATGCCAAAGGAGATACACTAATGAGGGATGTACAGCGCGCAGCGACGGAGTATGCAGAAAGTGTCGCAGATAAGGGGACTGATCAATATCAGGCAGCTATTAACGACTTTATAGCAGGCGTTGAATTTAGGGATGTTGATATAAAAAAGCTTGTTGAAAAAATAGCCGCGTTAAAGGTAAAAGAAAAACAAAAGGTAACAAAATGAAAAGCTTAATTTTACTTGTATTAGTACTTACTTCCTGCGCCAGTGTACAACCCCCCCAGTTTGAACCGTATTATGAGGATGTAGGCGGTAACATGGTGCCTGCGGTTGTAGACTTTTGCCGGGAAATCCCGACTGAGCCATGTAAGGTTGACGATTGCCGCATTTTTGTTCCACAAGACGCTTCTTATATTAACATTTGTAAATAGGTGAGTAATGAAGTTTAAAGTCACTAAAATAGCCAATGGCTATATTTTAACATGGGTGTATCTCAATGCGCATATCCCTTACGAGGATATGTTTTTTGAAAGCTTTGATGACCTTTTTTTACATCTTAAGAATTTTGACGTTGCCTTATCTTGCGTGGTGAGTGAAAAAAATAGGCATGAACAATCCAGGGAAACCAAACCACTTTGATATTGAGCATGGCTTAGAGTTTGTTAGGCAGCTAGTTAGCGCCGATGAGGTAATTACCGCACTGGAAGTTTTAGATAAATTTCCGGCGTATTACCGCGACAACCCGACAACCTCAATGATTCTGTGTCGTGAAAATATCTACAAAAAAATCAATACCGTACAGGATTACTATGTGGGTGAATGGCAAGAAATTGACCCCGCCAAGACTGTAGAAGAGTTTGAGCGCTCGCCACGATTTCAATATGTGGATGAAGTGGTGAGGGCCTGGAATGAAGAAAATAGGGTGCCGCACATCACAGAGTTTGGGCCCGGCCAGTATTGGTTACCGATTGGCATTAAGAGTCGGGCTAGAAACTTTACCTATAAAGCCATTACAATCACGGGCGATATGCTTAGCGCCGCTAAAGATAACCTTGGTGATACGGTTCAAGAGTCACCTAAGTTTAATCAACCGCAGATATTTGTCTGCTTTGAAGTCATTGAGCACCTATTCAACCTAAGTGACGTTTACAACTACTATTGCCGCGAAAATCTAAACGCCGAGCATATCTTTATCAGCACTCCAAAGCACTGCCTTGGCGGTGGGTGGAAGCGAGATAACGCCGAAATGATCGCGCATATCAGGACGTTTACTCCTAATGAGCTAATGCAGTTTTGTCTTAAGTATTGGCCGCAGTATATGTGGCAGTTTATGGACGGTGTTCAAATGGTAGCGATTGGACGGAGGGTAAACGCATGAGTGCCTGTGTCTGTACATGCTGTAACAAAAGGCGTGAGCAAAATAAGGCTTGGGAGAGGCAAAACAAAAAACACTTAAAAGAATATCGCCTGGAGTATTACGAAAAAAACAAAGAAAAAATGAGAAAATATCAGCGCTCTTACTACCTTAAAAACCAAGCTAAGATTTTAAAGGAAAAGCGGGATATTTACAGGCGCGAAAAGGGATTGAGGGTTAAATGAGTATCCGACAATTTGTGGTTTGTGATGTGTGTTGTGAAGAGGGTATTTGTTTAAAAGACGATAATTTTTTTGAAATTGTTATAACCGAAAAAAGCTGTGGGTCTGAAAGAGTTGTTCAGTATGGCGGCCATATTTGTAGAGCCTGCAGTTTGAACGATTGGATAAAAAGGGTAGAAAAAATTCAAAAATTAAAGGATCAACAATGCGTGACTTAACCGCAGTAGTAATTATGCACCACTCTCCAGAAAATAAAGGCTATTTGGACTTGTGTATTAAATCGATGGCTAAGCAATACCTTTCAATGCAGGTTATTGTCGTAAACTCATCCGAGCGCGAGTTGAATTATCCTAAATGGGTCAATGTTATAGATGTGCCTCACACCACAAATAGCGCTATAGCGGGCAACCTAGGCTTTAAGCATGCGCACCCTGATGCCGAGTACTTCCTCTTTTTGAATGACGATACCTGCCTAACCGCAGGGTCGGTGCAGGCGTTAAAGGAAGTGGTTGTTGACAGTAATGTGATTGTTAATCCGTTTTCAAACTGCGATGTGGATTTCTTTTACGCCTATGCCGATATGACTTTGCGTAAAGAGGGTGGACAGACCTTAAAGCTTCCAAGGTTTTTCGACCTGGACTATGTGAAGGGGTTTGAAGAAGAGTTAATGCAATCCCGTAAGGCTAATCGGGTTATCATCCCAGTGCCTTTTGTTTGCTTTTACGCAACTATGATGAGGTCAGAAGTGTGGCGCACATTGGGGGGCTTGGATGAACAATTTGAGTCGGGTCCCGATGACCGGGATTTTTGCATGCGAGCTAAGCAAATAGGCGTTCAGTCTGTGGTTGATTTATCCACTACCATTTGGCATTTTGGCGGTAAGACGATTGCAACCAAAGACGCACAGGCAGTCGCTAAAAATAGAATTGTTAATGCTAAGAAGTTTGAGGATAAATGGCAGATACCCCAGTAGGCGCATGCGAGTTTTTTGACCCAAAACCATTTATCCAGGCGGCTAACATCCTAACTGCGGCCGATGAGCCCTTAATGGCGCTTAAGCTTTTGGAGTTATTGCCAGGGTATTATCGGGACCATACCCCCGCAGCTATAACAAGCTTTAGGGCCGAAATCCTAAAATGCCTTGTGACGGCTAACTGGTACTCGAAATGCCACGATACAATCCTGCATCCTAACCATGCCGTAGAGTTGATTAACGGGACGCTAAGGGGCCGGGAAGTCTTTAAGGATGTGGCAGCGTTAAACGCTAAAAACATCATTCCACACATCACTGAGCTAGCCCCTGGCGAGTTTTGGTTGCCCATTGGCCTGTTAGCCCTTGGCTGTGCGTTTGATTACTACCCGATTGGCTTAAATAAAGAGGCCGAGCAAAAGGCCAAAGAGTTTATCGCCTTCACCCGGCCTAAGCCTGAACAAGTTAAGATCTACTGCGCCTTTGAAATCATTGAGCATTTACATAATGAGTCGGATATCAGGGTTGAGTCTGAGCGGCTTGGTATTGTCCCTGATATCATTCACATTTCGACCCCGCTTTACTCGTATGACGGGCGTATGGAGTCGCTTAACTGGATTAAGGACAAAAAGGACCTGGGCCATATAAGGACTTATACGCCTAATGAATTTGCACAAGTTGCGATGCGCATGTTTTCGGGTTACCATTGGTCTTTGATACCAGAACGCGTAATGCATTTACGGGGGAATTTAAATGGCCACAAGTAGTTATGATTCTGCCTTTAGGATAGGCGCAACCACATTTGCCATGCCAGTGGGTGTTACCAATAACGCCAAGTATTTTGGGGTGGAAAACAACCTTCTTTGCACTGAAATCCAGTTTGTTTCTGGCGGTACTTTGATTGCAATTCCAGTTAATCTTGGTGCTACCTACGCTGGGGCAACTTTAGCATCACTGGGCTATCATCATATTAATAACGCGAATGCCATGGAAATTAACGGACCTGCTAGCTTCTATGTTGCGGCACTTGGCGGAACTTGTGTAGTTAGCATTCAAAGATGCTACTCCCAGGGCGCTTCATTTTTTCCATAAGGTAAATAGATGCAAAGGGATGAGATATTTTCTCATTATCCGGAAAAGATAGTGATCGGCGCAGGGATTACAGCCGAGATACCCGTCATTCCAGGTCAGAACGCCGCCTTGGTTAAGTGGGCATCCGGCGGGTCCTTACTTATTGTCGGGCAATCGCTTACCGGTGGATCAACCTACGCGGTCGAAAATACTTATCTTTTGGGTACTAGTGAGGTTCAATTTTCTAATATATCCGGGTCGATCTTTTTAATGGCCTCGGGATCGACCACGACTTGTTATTTACTGAGGTATAGAACTGCGGGGATATAGTGTCACTAAGAGCATATGGCTTTTTACTGGGCGACTCTGGCGGTAGTAGCACCTCTACTTTTGATCAAGATATCGATTTAGTCTTAACCGGGCCGTCCAATGACTTGTGGATGGACACCAATCTTGTAAATTATGAAGTTTTGGTTGATTATAACGGCAACGTATTAATCGGACCGATCGCAGCATAGGAGATTTATGGCAGCGCATGTATTTTATGGTAGCGGGGCACCTACTAGCACCCCAACGGCGGTCGGGCAGCATTATGTTGATACATTAAACGGTACATCTTACCTATCGGTGGGCACCACTAGCTCCAGTGACTGGAAGTTAGCGGGCGCGGCCGGGTCCGGTAGTTCAGCTATTGCCATTGGGACTTCGATTATCTCGGGTAGTTCGGGCTCTATTCTTTTTGTCGGAAACGGCTTAGCGCAAGACAATGCAAACCTGTTTTATGACGATGCCAATAACCAGTTAATCATTAACGCCGTAAAGACTAACACTACCCTGCAATTTAAGGACGCCTTAAGCGGTGGGACCTTAGCTGTCACTGTATACGCGCCAACTTTAGCGGCCGGCTATACCTTACGACTTCCGGTTAACGATGGGGCGGCAAGCGAATTCCTGCAAACGGACGGTGCGGGTATACTTTCATGGGCAGCGGCATCGGGCGGTGCGGGTAGTTCACAAATTTCAATCGGTATGTCGGTTGCTTCTGGCACATCGGGCTCTATTCTATTTATCGGCGATGGCATAGCACAGGATAACGCGAACCTCTTTTACGATGACGCTAATAATCAGTTTATCGCAAATGCGGTTAGAACTAATTCCACGCTACAATTCAAAGACTCATTAAGCGGTGGAACGCTTACTATTCAATTCGCGGCCCCGTCTTTAGCTACGGGGTATTCGCTTTATTTGCCGCCGGATGGGCCCACCACTGGGATGATTTTAGGTCGTGGTAGCTCTACTCTTAATTGGGTATTTGATAACCGGGGTTTGTTTGGTCGTGGTACATCCGGGGATATTACATACTCGGTTGATACAACGCTTGGCGGTAATGCTTACTACAATAATATTACTGTAAATAGCGGCGTGGTTTTAAGCTCTAGAAGTTATTTAATTTGTGCACTTGGAACGCTGACTAATGAGGGGACTATTAGAAATAATGGGACCAATGGTGCGACTATATCAGGCGGTGCGGGGGCTTTAACAGCATACTGGACAGGCGGCGGGAACGGTGGAAACGGTAGCGTTGGCACCGGTGTTAACGGTGCCACGGTGGGTAGTTGTGTTTTATTGGCCCAGGGCGGGGGCGGTGGAAACGGATCCGGCGGGAACGGCGGTACTGGCGGCATTATTATTGCCCCGGCTTTATCCGCTGGCGGCCCAAGGTTAATTGAGAATTATGTAACGGTTCAAATTCCAACTATTGCGGGTACTGCTACAAAATACGGCTTTGGATCGGGTGGTGGTGGTGGTGGTGGTGACGGCACAGCCGGCGGTGGTGGTGGTGGGGCCGCAGGTCATGTATTTATCCTAGCTAAAACCATAGCAGGATCCGGTGTTATCGAAGCTATGGGTGGTGACGGTGGAACGCCAAGCGGCGGTAACCGTGGCGGCGGCGGTGGAGGCGCAGGCGGGTTGATCACTGTTATTAGCACTACTGGACTACCTAGCACCATGACAACTAATGTGGCATCGGGATTAGGTGGAACCGGCACCGGGACCGGTACAAATGGTAATGCGGGTGCCACTGGATCCGTTAATCAATTTATTATGCAGGGAATTACATAATGAAAAAGTTTAAGGTTGTTCATGGGCCTACTGGCGAAATAGTTTTTGAATACTTTGCCGAAAAAGTAAATGCTATTGACGGTTTATTCGGATATTCACATAAAGAGCTAGAGCACATCGAAATAACGGATGAAGAAAAAGACGCCGAAATGAAAGCTAAGCTAGCCGAAGAGTTTGCGGCTAAGGTAAACGAAAAGTTACAAGAAACCGATTGGACACAGCTATTAGACGCTAACCTCACACAAGAGGAAAAGGACAAATGGGTCCAGTATCGCGCCAGCCTAAGAGCCGCCAAGGGTGCGGCTAAAGTCGATCCGATTTCAGTGGTTATTCCAGCTAAACCTTAGGAGTTATAAATGGCCAGGGTTGCAGTTTTTACAACTAACTCATGCAGGATTTTAGAGTCGCAGGGCGATCAACAAACCATGTTGCGTTGGCCTAACGCTGTGTTTGAGCCCGACTTAAATCGTGTGAGGGGCGTACTACCGCAGTTTTGGCGCTTAGATGACGGGCAAATATTCCCGATGAGTGCAATGGAAGTAAGATGCCGAAAAAAGTCTATTGAGCGCTTTGGGATTGATTCAGCTATCCGCAGGCTAGAGCCATTTGAGTTTAGGGTTGAGCTAAAAGAGATGCAAATTATCCAAAGCTTGCTGAATGAGGATAATAAAAAGGCTTATTTAGTTATTGGGTTATTGGCTTTAAATATTTTACTGACACTTATTGCAATTATTAAAAAATGAAATGGAATACAGTCTATAAAAGGGCCATTGAAAAAGATGGCACCCTCTTATTCCCTGAGCGCCTTACAAAAGAGTTTTTAGACAACGCTAGGCGTATCCAGGGCTCATACATTTTCGCTAACCAATATCTCAATGAAGTTATTCCCGATGACCAAAAGGCGTTTAAGAAGGATTGGCTTAAGTACATTAGGTCCATTCCCGATGGGTGCTATAGCTTCGGGTTTATTGACCCCGCCATTGGTCAAAAGGCGCATCACGATTATACCGGGATTATTATAGTGGACGTAGCGCCCGACAAACAATGGTACTTAAGACACGCCGAAAGGGCTAGGTTAACCCCAACGCAGATAGTCGAAAAGATGTTCAAGTTATGTGATGAGTTTAAGTTAAAGACCTTGGGGGTTGAGGTCGTGGCGTATCAAGAGGCGCTTTTGTACATTTTAGATGAAAAAATGCGCCAAAAGAATGTTATCTTGCCAGTTAAGGGCATAACTCGCAAAAATGTGTCTAAAACTACCCGAATACTGGGCTTAGTGCCCCGTTTTGAGTACGGAAGGATCCATTTACGCCCCGGAATGGTCGATTTTGAGGACGAATATAATTTTTTCCCGCGCCATTCTCACGATGATTTGCTTGACGCCCTTGCCTCAATAGATGAGATTTGTTTTTATCCAGAAAAGGAGAATGAAAATGTCGAAAAACCAAACCCCGCAGACGCACAATCTTATGAGCGATGGGTCATTAGAGAGTTGGGAGAGGGACGAAACCCTAGTGACTCGCAGTCAGAAGGGTATGGTTTCTGATTTTTTAGATACCATAGCGCTCGCTCAAAGTATGCATCAGGAGTGGGTCGAAGTACCCGCAGAAGTTATTGCCCATTACAACCGTAAGGGTATGAATGGCTCTAAGTATTTCATTTTTCAGGGCATTAAGGTTTGCGAGCAAGGCAAGCTAGAAGAAATCCAGTTTGAAGAGGCTAAGCAAAGCGGCCAGGTTGTATTTGGACCGAATGAAGGTACAATTAAAGGGTTATGATTACCACTTTACTGTTTTTATTGGCCGGCTACATAGTGGTGCGTGAGATCTTTTTCATGTACACTACCCACAAATTGATTAATAAGCTCATGAGTCGTAATTATCATGAGTATGTAGCCGCCGAAACGATTGGCGAAAAGAGACAAGAGTTTGTACAGCCCGAAGATCCAATGGATTTAGGGTCGTTAAGTGAGTTTACTCAGTAAAAAAACGTAGTCCAGGGGTGGAAGCTATGTTTTGGGCATTTTTGATAAGGTCAAAGACCTTTACGGTGAGCAATCGCCGGAAGAAAAGAAGCTTGCCGACCACGTTAAACAAAAGATCGAAGAGATCCGTGGATCCACTAGGCGCGTAGCCGCTGAAAGCATTTGGCTTACTAACTGCGCTTACTCGATAGGGTATCCAGTTTTTTGGAACTCACAAGTTAAAAACTTTCAACCCACCGATAGGGCCGCGCCAATTTTGCAGCGCAATAGGATCTATGTAAATAAGATCTTGCCGGTCCTTCAAAACCGCCTAGCCCGCCTACTCAAAAACCCCCCAAAGTATGACGTTCGGCCAGAGTCGCAGGATAATGAGGATAAAGAAGCGGCGCGACTTGGTTTAGAAATCATTAATTGGCAATGGGATCGATGCAATATCGATGAAAAAAGAATATCCCTAGGCATGTGGGCTCAACAATGTGGCCACGCTTACGTTAAAGTTAGTTGGGACGATGCTTTAGGTAAGCCCATGGTTAACCCTGAAACGGGTGAGTTAGACTATGAAGGCGATGTACGCGTTGATATTTGTAGCGCCTTTGAGTTGTTTCCCGACCCATTAGCCAAAAGCTTTGACGATGTTTTGAGGTCGTGGATTATCCAAGCTAAAGTCAGGCCCCTTGATTACTTCCGTAAGCAATACCCCGAAAAGGGTCACTTGGTTAAACAAGAGGATGCGTGGTTGCAGTCGGTCCAGTTTGAGGGCCGGTTAAACTCGATGAGCACTAAAGGCAGTTCTAGCTTTGGAAGCGAGCAAATGAAAAACGCCGCTATCGAGCTAGTTAAGTATGAGGCGCGCTCAAAAGATCATCCAAATGGCCGCATGATTGTCGTGGCAAATAACATCCTACTTGAGGATAAAGAATTGCCATGCGGTGAAATCCCTTTTGCCAAGTTTGACGATATTATTGTAGGCGGCAAGTACGATAGTGAGGCCGTGGTCACGCATTTAAGGCCATTACAAGACACGTTTAACTCAATTATCCGTAAGCGCGCTGACTGGACCTCTAAGCTATTAGCCGGCAAGTATGTGGCAGCTAGGGGTACTGCAATTGCTCAAGAGGCGATGAATGACCGTAGCGGTGAGCTTCTTTGGTACACGCCAGTGCCTAATGCCCCAAACGGTGGGCGGCCAGAGCCCATGCAAATTCCAATGATACCTCAGTGGGCTTACACAGAGTCCGAAATGATTGAAAAGTATTTTAACGATATCGCAGGCATTAGCGAGGTTTCTCAGGGTCATTTACCTAGCTCATCCATTCCAGCGATCGGTATGGCCTTATTACAAGAGCAAGATGAAACCCGCATTGGCATTATGACTGATCAGCATGAGCGGGCATGGGCGCGTATTGGCGGCTTAATTCTTAAGTATGTTGAAAAATACTACACCATGGAACGCACCATTAAGCTTGCCGGCAAAAACATGGAATATACCGTCAAGTCATTTAAGGGCGCTGATATCCAAGACAATACGGACGTTATCGTGATCAAGGGCTCATCACTTCCAAACAGTAAAGCGATGAAGCGCCAAGATATCTTAAATGCATATCAACAAGGCTTGTTAGGTGACCCAATGGATCCCGCTGTAAGGCAAAAGGTTTTAGACCTAACCGAATTTGGCGATACTCAAGGCATTTGGGAGGACCAAGGCTTAGATATGGCGCAAATTAGGCGCGGTATTCAAAAGCTAGAAGCGGGTGAAATGCCGGCTTTAGGTGAGTTTGATAACTTACCTTTATGGCTACAGACTCTTAATCGCTATCGTAAGCAAGATAAGTTTGAAAAACAACCGCCTCAAATTCAGGGCCTTTTCTTAGGTGCCATGGAAGCGTGTGTGCATGCGCAAATGGAACTGAAAAACGCCATGCCGGATAATATCCCTGGCACCGATAGCGGACCCCCAACGCCAGGTCAAATGGCTAACATGGCCGAAGCTGATGTTGATTTTGAACAAGAAACAAGCGCTAAAGATCAATTAACTAATCAATTAGAAAATATGGAGAGTGAATCGTTATGATGGATAAAAAACAAGCCGCTATGGCGGACGCATTAGCTAAAAGACGGGGCGGCGGTCTTGATTTAAATATCATTATGGGCGAGCAAGCGGCCCCTAAAATTGAATTAGAACAAGAGACAAAAGAAGAGTCCGAAATGGACGGCCTTGCCCCCGAAGGTGCCACAATGGCCGAAGGTGAAGAGGAAATGGGCATGGGTATGGGTGAAGAGTTAATGGGCAAAATGAGCCCATATGAAAAAGCAGAAATGATGAAATCTGAGCCTAAGGGGCTTGGCGCAAAGGCCATGAAAATGGCTATGGAAAGGGCTAAAAAATAACAATGGACGAAATCGAGCAAACAACAACGGAAACTGAACAACCTTCACAGGAATCGGAATCTTTAGAATCGCAGCAAACGGATGTGCTCGATATTGATTCGGTAGAAAAGTTTAAATTCAGTGGGCGGGAATGGACTCCAAAAGAGTTAAAAAACGCCTACATGATGCAATCAGATTATACACGAAAAACCCAAGCGATCGCCGAGGAACGTAAGTTTTACGATAACCTTAGCTATGACCTTGAAAAAGTAGTGAAAAACCCGGCCTTGGTTGAGGAATTTAAGAAGGTATACCCTGAAAAATTTCACGGGTACTTAAATTACGTTTCTAAAAATCAACCCGAGCAAGGCCACAAAGTAGAGCAAACGGGCGAAGTTGATCCTAAGTTTATGGATCGATTTTCACAGTTAGAGCAAAAGATAAATACCTATGAGCAAATGTTGCATGAGCAACGTGTAGCGGCCGTGGACGCTGAACTTGATTCAAAATTCAAACAACTCAGTGAAAAATATCCCATGGCCGATGAAGAGGCGGTTATCGCTCGCGCTCAATCCTTAATCGGTCGCGGTGAAAAAGTGGACGATAGGGTTTGGGATGTACTGTGGAAATCAGTAAACGACAAAAATCAAAAACTCGCGGAACAGTTCTACAAAAAAAAGGTAACGGAACAACAAACAATTAACAAACAAGGCAAAGACATTGCTTCGGGCGGCGGCCAGGTGGGGCAAGCCCCAAATAGACCCCGCACCATAAAAGAAGCGACTCAAATGGCTTTGTCAGAGTAAAAAGGAAGTAAATTAATATGGCTAACAGTTTTGCAAGCTCAACGCTTGCGGCTACAGTGGGGTTACTTAAGAATTATTATGCTGATGCTATAGTAAGTCAGTTTAATGATGAAGTGCCTCTTTATAAGGCAATGGAAAAAGGTAAGGACAAGGCAGCGGGTTTACAAGTCATTCGAGCGGTAAAAACCGTTAGAAATCAAGGACTTGGGTGGACTACAGACGGGGGAGTTCTTCCTTCGATCGGTACGCAAACCACGACCCAAGCCACAATCCCCTTTAAGTACGGGTACTTACGCTTCGGGCTAACTGGCCCAATGCTTGCAGCATCTAGGGGCGATAAAGGCGCTTTTGCTTCTGTCATGGAATACGAAATGAGCGAAGGTCTTAAAGACTTTATCTCGGATTTCAACCGTGGCTTGTTTTGGAACGGTAATGGTAACCTTGCCACGGTTTCGGCTAATGCTGTATCGTCCACTGTCATTACGGTCACTGGCCGTGAATCGACTGAGGACGGTAGTCAGTTTTTAAGCCCAGGTATGGCCATCGATGTTTACTCCGGTACGACCAAAGTCGCATCGAACGTGATCATTAATTCCCTTACTGGCACGACCACCGCAACCCTTACGCTTAATGCCGCTGTAACCGTTTCCGCAAACGATATTGTCGTGCGCGCAAACAACTACGGCAATGAAGTTAACGGATTGTACTACACGCAAGACGGTGGAACCTCTAGCATTTACGGAATTAACCGCGCTACTTATCCTCAATTTCAGGGAAATGTAGTGACAACCACGGGTCAATTGAACCTGGACTTGTTACAACAAACTTGGAACCTTGGTAAAAAACGCGGCGGAGCTAAATACGATGCGATCTATTGCGATTTCGACTCTGAACGCTTTTACAATAAGCTTTTAGTTGCCGATAAACGCTATGTGGGCCGCGTTGCAGGTGACGGCACGTTTTCGAGCAAAGAAGGTTCATACCTTGAATTTGCCGGCATCAAAATTTGTCCAGATAAAGACTCGCCACGCCGCTTTTGGTTTGTCGATTCTAGCACCTGGAAAAAATATGAGCTTGGCGATCCCCTTCATTGGGTTGACGAATCAGGCAGCGTGATGTTCCAACAACAAAGTGCTGACGCCTTTGAAGTGCGCTTACGCCATATGTGCAACGTGTTCTGTGAAAAACCAAGTGCCAACGCGGTTTTGAGCGGATACTTAGCACCGTAGTTAAGGATTAAATCTATGGACCGCGCTAGCAGGCTTACTCAATTTTTACGGCAATACGATAAGGCTTTGTATGTATTAAAAGCCGGTACTATGCTGCAAATTTGGCGTAGGGAATGGCCGCTTGTAAGGGGCTTAACACCTGTTAGCGCGCGTCCACTAGAGCAATTTATCCTAGCTGTTACCGATGACTGGACCCTTGGCGGGAAACCAGTGGAATGGGGCATTGAGCCCATTTTAGATCAATTAAAATTCATGGATTCATGGCGCGATGACTCGTATTACGATCGCATGATGCGCTACCGAGAAAATGAAGAGAAATTAAAACAACGTAGTAAAAAAAATAACCTTAGAGCGCTGGCAATGGACAGTAGAAGAGATATTGCCAAAGCTAGTGAAGAACTAAGGTTTGGAGGAAATTAAAAATGGCAATTGTAAATCGTGATTTAGACAGTTCTCAGCAAAAAGAAATCGTTAACGTAGCTTACCGCGCAGTTAACACGGGGCAAACCATGGCAGCTTTTGTGGTGCCTTTTCCCTGTGAATTGCAAGCCGTGAGATCCGCTTGTGGCGGTGTGTCCGGTTCGCCAATTGTATCCTTTTTCAAGGGTGCATTTGTCACTGGCGCAGGCTTGACGATGACTGCAATGGGCGTTAGCGGTATCGCTCTTACGGCCACTGGTACTTCGGGCATTCAAGGGATTTCGATCCTTCCTGCATCCGGATCCACTGCAATCCAATTAGCCGCTGGCGATGTGATTTATATCAATTCGACTGGCGCTAACTCCGCTGTGGATGCTTTATCGGTTCACATGGTCTTGAAGAAACTTCAAGATATTGTTCAAACCGATGGCGTAAGCTAAGTTAAGTCTTAAAAGTCTGGGCGCGGGGTAGAAATATCCTGCGCCCTTTCTCACATAAAGAGGTGTCCAAATGGCAAGCGGTAATTTTACTTATTTTCAACCTAGTTCAAGCGGTGGGTCCGCGAGCAATGATTTTGTAACCGATGCCTTTAGCGATATCTCTTTACCCGCTAATAACAACACCGGCTTTTCTAGTATTGCCGGTAAAAACCCGATGAGTGAGTTTTTTGCAAATGATGACGCCCCTAAATTTGGCGTTAAAACCCTTTGGGTTAAAGATTTAGTTTTAATCGAAGACCATACAAAATGGATTTCAAACAAGCCAACGTATCAAGTTATTTTTACAGAAGAGATGCCGGGTGTTTTTGCCTATTGCTTCGGCAATGTGAAACTACTTAATAACCCACAAGGCATCAGCGCTAACATGCGCGAAATCGATGACGGCTTTGGGATTACAGGAGTTGTAAGGCAAGCCGCATTTATCTTAAACCCTAGCACTAACGGCGGTACTGTAGATTTATTTATTGACGGCACTGATACCACTACCGATTTAACTTACGGTAGTTCGGCAAGCTTGGCCGTTAACGCCGGTATTAACTCTTATTTGACCGCGTACAACGCAACCAAACAAGATAAAGAAATCCATGATTACAGAATCACAGCCAATAACACCTACAATTTATCGGTTGCAGGTATCCAAGTTTATTTTGAAAACGCATCGGATAACATCGACTGTTTTCCTGGCTCTACTTACTTAGATAAAGAGAAAATTACAACTAGCGCTATATCGGCGCAAACGGTGCCTACAATTACCGGCCGTAATGGCGGTGTATCTTTAGTGTATAAAACCGCTGCATCGGCTTACGCGGTTAGCACATTAGAAACTCAAAGCGTTCAGTCGATCGGTGTGGGTGCAAGTGGAACTAACACTATTGACGTTACAACCGGCCAGGGTGCAAGCTTCCCGGTCGGATCCGGTATTGTAGTTGGCGCTGGCGCTAGTTATTATGTGGGCACAGTGTTTAGTGTGTCCACCGATACCCTAACGGTGGGCCCTACGATGACTTACGGTGTAAGCGGTATCTTGCATAAAGCATGGGCCGCAGCGCCTACGCTTGCAATCAGCGCGACCCAATACATCAGTGCATTTTCATTTGATCCAGGCCAAGGCCAGGTGCCCGCTGATTACATTACAGGTTTTGGCGTTAGCACTGTAGGCGATTTTTATTATTCTGATACCCAAAAGCGTTACCGCATTTGGGGCGACTCGCTTAGATATACCTATATTGACGGTGTGGGCGGCATTGGTTTTAATGGCGCATCTTTAGGATACATGCAGTGTGAGGGTCGGTTTAGCGCAGTTGAGCTAGAGCTAGCTAGTGCGCCCGGTGCCACGGCAATTTTTCACGGTACTTTTGGCATTAACGGCATTGCCGGCGGGTACGGGATTAATGAAGCTTTTACAAGCCAACTTAAAAAGACTGTATTTACCGAAGCGGGACCGGGTTGGAATAGGTTTGTATTTACTCCTGGCGCTAGCATCAGTGATCAGTTTGTAATTTCTAAGATTAACTTTTATCAAAACTCTTACCCGCAGGGTGTGTCTACTGGGCACCTTGCCTACTTTGAGCATCAGGTAAACGAAATCCAAAGGCCGGCTATTAATGCGACCCTTGGAACGCTTGGCGCATATCAAAGAGTTTTTGCCGATGAAATGTATTTTGTAGGCGATTGGACCCGTGGAACAACTCACACGGCCGCCGGAGGCGCTTACTTCATCGGTGTGTCTAACAACTCATCTTTGACCCAATATTATTACGGTACAAAATTCGGTGTTATAGGCGTTCCCGGTACATCGGTTGCCATATCGCTTGACGGTGCCGCCATTGGTAACTCGCTTAACACCATGATTAACGTGGCTACACTTGGATTTCATACCGTAGTGGTAAATCATCAGGGTGGAACTACTGTTATTAACGCGTTTGATTTTGTTAGACCATACGGTGAAATCGTTAACGTACAAAACTTCTTACCAGTTCAAGGTGTGGATGAGTCGCCTACGGTTTACGAACAAACGCAAACACCGAAAAATCCTAAAGCAGGCGATATCTGGGCACAAAGCCAATATCAAAGCGCCGTATGGGTGTACTTGTTCAATAAATGGAATAAAATCTATATCACTGAATCATCCGATGACCCATTTAATGAAATATTTTTGAGTCACCATGGTTACACCGGATCCGATAGGACAACCAGTGTAGGCACCGCTCAAATGTTTAACTTTGCATCTTGGATTACAGCGGCAACCAGTTCTAATGCTACCTCTAAGGCCGCCGCATCAGAAGGGTCATACAAGGGTATGGCTTACTCGATTGACGGCGTTCCAACTAGTGACACGCCTCAAAACTTAAATGAGGTGTTTAACAAAGTCGCATGGAGCACAAAAACCGCGCGCGGCGGGCAAAACTACATGTTTTCTAACCTTGTAGATTTTTCTGGCCTGTTATGGTTTTGCTTCGGCGCTGTAAATAATTCTGGCATAGGTGCAGACAACCCGGCATTTGCATGGAATGACGCCGCATGGGCATCTAAAACAGACTTTTTAACAAACAAAGAAAAAGGCCAAGCGTTTCAAGTTGGCAGTTTGTTAAGTGTGGTGGGCGGTGTGAATGATTCGACTGTTACAATCGCAACCCATGACACTAAAACAAGCGCTGACTCTTCATCCACTGGAACTGCGGCCCCTGCGGCTGGCGGTGGGTCGGGTGGGGCTAATGCAGCTAGTTCGGTGGGTATGGTTGTTAACTTTGGATCAGGCGGTCAGTCTAGCACCTCTTACTCGTGGAACGGATCCGCATGGTCCGGCGCGCTTAGTTCTGGATATACTTGCGATAATCGCGGCCAGGGGTCTGGTTATGCGGCTAGTAGAAACGTCTTTATCGGCACCGGTGGGTTCAATGGCACTGTGTCCCTTGCGAACACGCAGCTTTTCAATTTAATAGCGTTTATACAGGTAACAAATTCAGCGCTAATTAAAACCGCTAGCGGGGGGGCTTGCTTTTGAACTATTTGGAAAAAATCATTGAATTAACCGATGACGAACGGGTAACACTCGGTCAAAGCATGAAGGACCTCTTAAATAAAGAGCTATGCCTAGGCATGACCCGGTATGTGTGTCGCTATGGCACATTGTCGGATGGGTTTGAGAAATTCACCCCGGCTCAAAGGTATTATCAAGCGATTAGGGAAATGTATTATAAAAGCAATTCTATAAAGGCCGGTAAGGTTAGGGCTATGTTAGCCCAGGCCGACTTTATGGATGCACAAGACAACCTAGAATACGTTTTAGAGCATGATAAAACTAGCGCCTCAAATAAACTAAGGGCCGAAGCTAAGTTAATGGAGTGCACTAATAACTTAGGAGAAATTTTAGTCCAAATTCAAGATGATATTAGGCAGTTAGATGAGTTTACATGTGTTTATAAAGAATTACAGGATGAGGTGCGAGCTAAATACCCTAATGGTGTAGAGCAAGCGGAACCCGATAATTGGCGCGCTGTAGCCGAGTATCGATATTTAAAAAGCAAAACCAATGATTTAGGTAAAGCAGATATGGCCGCAGTACCTCTTCCAATGGAAGAAAAGGCCGCTTTAGGCGTGAGATATCAAAGGGCCGATATGATGGCCCCCATGATTATTAACGATGAGCACCGCATGATGCAAATAGTTAACGGGATTGAAGAAGAAAATAAAAAGATAAAAGCTTTAAGGGGTTAGTTTATGAAAACATATTGGGTGCAATTTTCTAGCGGTGACTCTAGGACGGGAACGGGGTTAACTCCCACGTTTGTCATTTTTCAAACTTCGGGCGGTAGTTTAATATCTGCCCCTAGCATCGCAGAAGTTGGCGCATCCACCGGTATGTATTCTTTTACCTATGGCCCGACTGCACCTATTGCTTTTTTGTTAGACGGCGGCGCATCGCTAGCCGACTCGGTTAGATATGTATCCGGGGCACTAGATCCCATTCAAGCGGTTGACGAAAAGGTAGGCACATCGGCCGATAGCTTTGGAACTACTAACACAGACCCAACTTCGATTTTTGGTTATGTAAAACGCAACCTTGAAATCCAAGAGGGTAATGAAACCTTTAACAAAACCACGGGTGTTTGGGACAGATACTCGCGCGGTTCGTCAACTTTGTTGAATGAAAAAACGCTAACAAATAGCGCTTCGACAGCGACTAAAGCCTAAAACCGATTGACAATAATTAACTGTGTGTGAATCTCTTAACATCACAGGAGACACACACGCATGGAAATCACACGACCCACTATTGGACTTTGCCTAATTGCAAAAGATGAAGAAGACAACATTGAACGCCTTTACGAAAGTGTTAAGGGTTGCTTCGATGAAATTTATTTAACGGATACCGGATCCACCGATCAAACGGTGCCAATCGCCGAAAGGCTTGGCATGACGGTGTCGCATTTTAAGTGGGTTGACGATTTTGCAGCGGCTAGAAACTTTTCATTCGCACAAGCTAAAACAGACTATGTTTGTTGGTTAGATCTTGACGATTGCCTAATCAATAAAGAGTCATTTATTCATTGGCGCGACTCAGTGATGGGCCTGGGCGATATGTGGTTAGCTAAATATGACTACGCATCGAATGAAAACGGCGACCCCATTTGCACCTTTGCCCGTGAGCGGGTAATTAAATCCGGCCTTGGTTTACGCTGGAAATATTTTATCCACGAGGGCATTTTGCCTACAAATGGGCGTAAAATCATGGCTCAATACGCTACAACCTGGAAGGTAAAGCACCTCAGAACTGATAAAGACCTGCAAAAAGATCAGTCCAGAAATTTAGCGATCTTAGAAAAGAATTTAGACAAACTAGACGCCAGGATGAAATATTACTACGGCAAAGAGTTGTTTGAAAACAAGCGCGAGTTTGATTCCATTAAATGGCTTGTTGAGGCCGCAGCGGATAAAACACTAGAACAACATGACCGTATTTTAGCGATTCAATACGCTTGTTATGCTTACATGAAAGTTAACCAATTTGAAAAAGCGGTTGATATCGCCTTTACCGGGTTGCAATACTCACCACAAAGAGCCGAGTTTTTAACTGTCCTGGGCGATTGTTATATCAAGATGAATAGGCCAATGGACGCGGCCCCTTATTACTTTGCAGCTAAGAATTGCATGCCTGTGGGCCTAGGTGCCGTGGCCAGCCCCATTTTCTCAACCGCAGACCATTACAACGTGTACCCAACTAATCAAATAGCTAGGATTTATGCCAATACAGGCCGCATCGATGACGCTATTTTGACGGCTAAAGATGGCTTTGAAAAGCACAACAACATGGAGTCAAAAGCTATCTTAGATGAGTGCCTGCGGATTAAATCCCTGTGCAGTAGTTTTGTGGATGCCAAGCCGTGTGACGATATCGTTATATCGTGCCCACCTAATGCCGCATACAAATGGGATGGCAAGATATACCGTGAAAAGGCCATGGGCGGGTCGGAAACCGCAGCTATTGAGATGGCAGAATGGCTACATAAAATCAGCGGTCGAACGGTTAAGATTTTCAATGTGCGCGATGACGCTTTAGATTTTAACGGTGTTGAGTACCGAAGTACCAATCAACTCAATGAGTACATGAGCAAAAACAAGCCGTGGTTGCACATCGCTTGGCGGCATAATATTAAAATTACAAACGCACCTACGTTTTTATATAGCCATGACTTGGTTACACCGGGAGTAGAGGCGATCGACAATTATACTAAGGTGCTAGCCCTAACGCCTTTTCACAGGAATTATCTACATGTTACCCAAGGGGTGCCTCTTGATAAGATCTATGTAACCAGAAATGGCGTAGTACCAGAAAAGTTTTTGCCCTATAACCCCGATGAAAAAGACCCTAATATGTTCGTCTTTTCTAGCTCGCCGGATAGGGGCCTAGATCGCGCTATGCGGGTTTTAGACAGAGTAAGGGAAAAGTATCCAGATATAACCCTGCACCTGTTCTATGGCCGTAGTCACCTTGATAAATACGGGTTAAAGGATATGAGGGTTATGCTAGACGAAATGGTTAAGGCGCGCCCATGGGTCATTGACCACGGGTCCACCGAGCAATCTAAAATGTATGAGTATTTTAGAAAAGCGGCCTATTGCGTACAGCCTAGCGACTTTATTGAAACCTCTAAAATTACAGCTAGAGAGATGCTGTACTGCGGGATATATCAAATAACCAGGGCTGTAGGCGGCGTGGTTGACACGATGCGGGATGCCGCCGCCAATGGGTTAGCGTCTTTGCTTTATTCTGACTGCATCTCAGAATCGGAATATCAGCGGTATATTGACGAAACCATCGCGGCAATGGACGAACAGAGATATAAAAGAATCAAGTCTGATGCAAACGAATGGGCGTGGGAGGCCGTGGCGCAGGAATGGTTAAAAGAACTACCAAAAATGATGTAAGTCGCGCTCGCAGGATATTTAACATGCAAAAACAGCGATGTACCAACAAGAAAATAAGGGAGTATCGCTGGTATGGGGCGCGTGGAATAAAGCAGGAATATAGCCTAAATGATTTCATTGTTTGGTATTTGCAAAGATTACAGTCGTTTACGGGTAAAACGCCCTCTTGCGATAGAATTGACTCAAAAAAGAACTATAACTTTGAAAACATAAGAATGGTGGAACTGTCCGAAAATATAAAATCTAGAAATAAAGAGCACGGCAATCCAGGGGTAAAAAACAGAAAGCCAATTTTAATTTTAGATTTTAAGACTAAAGACAAATTAATGCTGGCACAGTCTACGGTTGAGGCGGCCCGACTGTGCTCTACATTTGCAACCACCATTAGCGCAATATGTGGCGGACGGCGTCAATACACAAGGACGGGCTACACTTTTAGTTTTTATAAGGGTACAATGTAACCTGTGGCACAATTTGATACCCTAATAGCAGGCACAGCCTTAGAATCTGATGGTTTTACAGCGTTTAACACCATAGACGGGTTATCGCTTTTGACTGATGGGTTTTTATGGACTTGTGGCGCTATTTGGTCGCCGGCCTACGATAGGCCCACTACCGTTTGGACTTCGGTCGCGCAGTCAAACGGTAATATAGAAACGTGTCCTGATTGAGGCAATAATCCCGACTCGGGAACTGCAAAAAAGTTAAAAAATAGGAGTTTTTTAATGACCTTTGCAGAATTACAAAGCCTTGTATCCTATTGGTTAGATGACCTTAACTTCGGCTATTTTACCCAAACACAGGTAAAAGTTTGGTTAAATGAAGGCCAAAAAGAGGTTCAAAAAAAACTCATTAAAGCCGGCCAAAACTACTACACTGATTTTGTCCAAACCACTACGGTGCAAAACCAAGCCTATTATGTACTACCTTCTGATTTCAAAAAACTTAACCGCCTTGAGCTTGTAACCGCAGGCACAGCGCCAAATGAGTCGGTGCAAAGCCTTGTGCCAATGACAATCAATCAACAAGACCTTATTGCCCGTGGCACCGGTCAACCGCTTTTCTATTTCATTCAAAAAGATCAGCTAGTGCTTTTTCCGACTCCTGATACCGCACAAACGCTGCGGCTTTACTACTCATACGCGGTAGCGGATATGACCCTAGATAATGACTCGCCTGATGTGCCCGAATCATATCATCAGCTAATCGCGCTTTATGCCTGCCAAGACGGGTTTTTGAAGGATGGGCGGGCTAATGAGTTATTGGTTAAGAAAATAGGCGAGTTTGAGCGCGATATGGATATGGACTCAACCGACCGACAACAAGACACAGTTAGGGAAGTGGTAATGACCGGTGACGATATTGTCAGTTACAACGGATTTTCATGGTGACCTAAATGGCATACGACCAAACACATAATGAAAGTTATCAATTGCTCGGTGGGATAAATACAAAGGTATCGCCGTATGAGCAACCTAACCACGAGTTTAGGGACTTGGTTAATGTTAACTTTCAGACTCCAAACGCACTAACAAAAAGGAATGGCACAACCCTTTATGTGGGTGCAACCGTTCAGGGTCGCATCGCGGGTCTTTATGAGTTTACGCGCCTAAGTGGTGCTAGTTATTTAGTGGCGATCGCCAATACTAACGCCTACACAGTCAATCAAACTTCATACACCGCTTTTAAAACGGGATTAGCGAATGGGGCAATTTTTGATTTTGTTACATTTGTTGACAGACTTTTTGGGTGCAATGGCCAAGACTTTTTTAAATTTGATGGCACCAATGCTTACAACTATTCGCTACCTGCGGGCATTTCGGGCGCGTTCAGCGTGGTCGCGGCTAGCGGTGGATCTCTTACTTCTGGCGTTACTGCCACTTTTTTATGCTCTTATGGTTACGTTAATGAGTCTGGGAGTTACGGCGCTAACTCGAATACAGTCACAGTTACAATAAATGGCACATCACAAAATTCAATTACCTATAACGGAATTACCGCGCCGACTGGCTTTGGGATTACTGCAATAGCCCTTTATCGATCGAGTAATGGCGGTGTAGATCAGTTTTTTACAACGCTTGCACCTTCCGGAAGTACTACGGTAACGGATATCGGTTTTCCTCTTACTACGCGCCTTGAAAATGACAGTTTGTATTTTACAATGGCACCTAAGTTTTTAGAAATTTACAATAATCAGCTATTTATGGCTGGATTTTCTAGTGTTCCATCGACTGTTTATTGGAGTGATATCGGCGAACCAGAAAATGTAGACCCAACTTTTTTTGCCGAGTTTAGAACTAATGACGGCGATATGGTAACCGGGATGAAATCATACTCGGGTAGTTTAGTGGTGACCAAAAAGAAAAGCTTCCATCGCATCACTGGCGGGGTGCCTGATAATTTTGCGATTCAAGAAATTTCTGATCAATACGGGTGTTTGAGCAATAAGACCCTTATTCAATGGGAAGACTACCTTTGGTTTTTAGATGATAAAGGCATTGTCCAATATAACGGCGCTAACATCGAAGTGATATCTACAAAAATTCAACCGATTATCGACTCAATGAATATCGACGCCGCAGTTAATAACGCTGTAGGATTATTTAACCGCAGTCAAAACGAGTTATGGTTTGCAATCCCAACTAACGGCGCAACCATGAATAATACAATCTTGGTTTACGACACGATTGTAAAAGCATGGACGAAATACGAGGGTATAAATATTTCAACCCTTGCTTACGCCAGGGGACAGTTATCTAAAAACACGCCATTTGTAGGCGGTTATACTGGTAATATTTTTAACTTCGATTCTAGTTTGTATGGCGACAATGGGCGGGCAATTACATGCCTAATTAAAACCCATTACCTATCGGCTAGAAACCAAACGAACGAAAGCCAATACCGCAGATTTTACCTGGATGTGGATCCGATTATTGGAACAACTCAACCAATTAATGTGGATTTTTCGGTCAACTACGGCTCTAGCATAAATGCATCGCGGACTATGTATCAAAACCCATTTCAGTCTAGGGTTGATTTCGGTATTCCCGCTAGAAGTATTCAGGCTAGCATTTCGCATGTATCTGCTAGCTTGCCGATTAAAGTTAACGGGTTTGCGTTTACATCGCGCTTCCAGAGGGACAAATAATGAAAGTTATTGGACCACAGGATATTTCAAACGTGTCATCATGGGAGCAACTTAGAAATTTTAGCTCTAGGTCATTTCAGGCCATTTTAGAGGCAGTAAACGGACAAATTTCATTTACTGAAAATGTAGATTGTTCATATCAAACCGTCCAGTTTGGAGCGGCTAACACTTCGGTAGCGGTTAAGCATAACCTTGGTAGGATCGCCGCTAATTACATAGTAGCGGGTAAGAGCGCCGAAATCACAGTGTTTGACTCGGGAACGGCAAACGAGGAAAATGTGCTTTATGTGCAAGCGAGCGGTGCGGGTACTGTTAGACTGTTAATTTTTTAAGAGGGTGAATCATGGGACTTTTTAGCAGTATAGGTAAGGCGGTTAAAACAGCGGCGGGATTTTCGGTCCCCGGCTTAGCTATCGGTGCGGCTACAGGCACTGGCCCAGTATTCGGCGGCGATAAGGGACCACAACAGGACCCGATGGCAGCGGCTAGGGCTAGCTATGTGGGTAAGTTAGAAGAGCGACGGAAGCAGTTACAAGATAACCTAGACAAATATAATAAAGAGATGCCCGGTATGCGTGAGCGCATGGTGGGTGC